ATACTAGCCATAATATTCTACACGTTTTTTCGGGATCGGTTCATCTTTGTAATCCTCCGGGTGTTGAATCAATCCACCTTGTCGTATTCTCATTAGTGCTTGTGTCATGGAGTCGACATAGTCATCATGCTCTCCAAACGGAAACGAAGCACACTCTTCCACAACCTCTTGGGCAAAATGTTCGTGCATAGGAGCCCAAACTTTGCCAGACTCAAAAAGTGGTGAAACTGAGTTTACTCTAGCATGTTTATCATTTCCTCGGCTCGGCGTAAAGTTAATTACGGGGATTCCCATACGTCTTAATTCAGCCGTCAAAGGTATCCCTGATGCCTTGGCCTCGATCAAAGTCATGTCAGGCCTCCACCATAAATACTCATCATAAGCAACTCTTCGTAGCTCGGGGAACTCGTAACGGTCTTTAAATGCAGCTAATAGTATTATATTCTCTCCATTATCCTCTGTATCAAAGACTCCCCACGTGGTTATAGCGCTGTAGTCAGAAGATTCTTTTTTTAAAAAAGCTGTATCATAGGATTGAATTTTATATTTTATTCTTGGTGGATCTTGATGTTCCCAGTTTCTCCACCAATCTCTTTTGATTATTGCACCTTCTTCAGCTGTTGGCTGCTGCATATATTGAGCATTCCAATTCGATACTGGTATTGATGCTTTAGTTTTTTCTAATTCTTTTATTTCCCAATACTCTGGCCATACAGGTTTACCGCTTGGTAGTATGGCAGGTAATTCTACAACTTCCCATTGGTCAGAGTCATCCTCTCCCTGAGCCTTGATTAATTGTCCAGTCAAATCTTTTGTTGACCAACGTGTCATTACACAAACTATTTTACCACCTGGCTGCAAACGTTGACGTGGACCTGACGTGTACCAGTTCCAGGCTTTCTCAAAAGACTTGCTGTCTTTTTTAATATCTTGTTCTTTGTGTGGATCGTCAATGATTAGAAGATCAGCACCACGACCTGTTATTGCTCCACCAACACCGGCTGCAAAATATTCTCCGCCTTGTTCTGTTTTCCATTTACCTGCTGCCTGACTATCTTCTTGTAGTCTAGTATCAAAGACTTGTTGATACTCATCATCATCAACTAAGTTTTTAGTCTTACGTCCAAAGTCAATGGCTAGATCTGCTGTGTGTGTTGCTTGAATTATTTTTAGTTTTGGATCTTTTCCGATCATCCATGCCGGGAGTAAGTATGAGGCAAACTCCGACTTTGTATGTCTTGGCGGCATGTTAATGATTAGACGTTTAATTTTCCCCTTAGCGAGGTCATTAAATTTTTTATTAATAATTTTGTGATGAGAGCCTTCAATAAACTCTGGCCAAACATATTTTACAAAACTCAAAAAGTCTTGTTGGATATGTGGCTTGGCTTGCTCTAACTTTTCTATTTTTTCATTTTCAAGATATTCTGCATACTGTTCGTCAGTTAAGTTTTCTTTAATATCTTTCTCAGAAATTTTTTGTAAAATTTTTTCAGAACTCATATATTATTACTTTTTCTAAAACGATTTGCTTAATCGTCTAAATCTTACATATATGTATGACCTTGGGACCCCTTTGTCAACAACAGGGTGGGCCCTCCCTTAATTTTCAAGCAAAACACAAGATGTAGTGGTACCTCTATCGGCACACACTATGCAATAATTACAATGCAGTTTTTGCATACCCTTATGGGATTTTATGGGTTAGGGGATTAGCCTCACCCCCTAGCCCAACGAGATAATTAGAATGGAATTTCTTCCTGTTCTAATTTTTCTTTCTTCACTTCATTCGTTAATACCAATGGCGCCATTGATGTATCAACTTCTTGCAAGTGATATGAAGTTCTATCCATCTGCGTCTACATCAAAATAAGTCATTAACATTCGACCTGCTTTTGATGTCCAATATCTGCACTTATCATTCCAAAGTGCATTTCTTGTTATTGTTTTCTTATCACTTGCTGAATAGTAAGTGATAATGAAAGGTTTATTATTTATCATTTTATCTCGCTTTCTATAACTTTATGTTATGGGATAAATATAGTTTATCCCATAACTGATTTCAACAAATTAATTCAAGTTATCAGAATTATTTTGTTGTTGTTGCATATATGCAACACGTTCTGCTATCTTCTGCTCTCTAGTTTTTTCAGTATTTTTCATACCTTTTATTCTTTCAGCTAGATTTTTTGGATTGTAAATAACCAAACCACTACTATTGGTTCTGATTATTTCGTGGTCTTTGACATCTAAACCAAGTTCGTTAGCTAGTTCAATTCCCTCATCTAGCCACTTATAACCTTTTAATCCTAACTTGATTTCTTTCATTTGTTTTAAGACACTTTCAATCCACTTGTAGTGTGCCATTACAAAAGCAGATTTTTGTTGTTTCCAAGAAATTAAAAAATCAAACTCGGATTTATCACACGCAATAGACCTATCTCTGCAATAATCTCTACCGATTAAATCCAACTGATATTTCTCATTCCACTCTCTACCATATTTGGTTTCGTTATTTCTTCCACCATTCAATCCCAAATATTTTTCGTTGTTCTCAACAAACTTTCTTTTATGTGGGTTATCATCTTTGTCAGCTTGTTCAATTAAGATGTCAGCATTACAATCTTCTTGTGCATTGATTTCATCTCTAAACAAAGCAAAAGCATACTGACTATCGTGTGAATAAGAAGAATTATTATCTTCATCAATAGAACCATTTAATCTAAAATCAAAATGTTTTTCTATTGGTACATTTTCTTCAATAGTAGTTTCGCCATTGTAGTTTGTTTTTTCTTTGTTGCCTAAATAATGAAAATGAAAGCAACTATCTTTTGCAATCGTTGAAACATTTTCAAATTTATTTTGAAGATAATATGCTTTCTCAACATCATCTTCAGTATAATGACGTCTTACTATTTTTTCAGCAACACTCCAAGCCATATCATTAATATCAACTTGTTGTGCTTTTAAGTCATCATACTTTCTTTTTTCTTGGGTATCTTCTTGTTGCAAGTGAACCTTAATTCTATTTGCAATTTTATTTCGATACTCATTATTTAGTCTTATTCTAGCCATTTGTCCTCTCTTTCTTTATGTTTATATTTAATAGCATAAAAAAGTTTTAAACTAATATTGACATTTGTCAATGGGATATTATATTAAAATCTGTTATTTATAAAAACTTAACAACAATTAACGCATTGGGTTGAAAGGTAGTTCTAGTGTAGAATATTCAACCCAAGCAGAAAGGACAGAAAATGGCACTAAAATATTGCCAAAGTCATAAGTGCCATACTTATGACACAAAGGACAGGAAACGAGGTTCCAAAGGAAACCAAACAAATCAAACCAGAAGAAGAAGTCATTTCTATTATGGAAAGGGAAATTTCTGCTCATTGAATTGCTACAATGATTGGGCAGAAGAATTTATGGACAGAGCCATAGATAGTGTTTCTGGTAGAATTGTTGAGCCAAAAATCTTAACAGAAGAAAATGCGTGGCGAACAGTTTATAACCGAGCATATTGGGACGATAATACTCTGCCGAGATATATTGAAAGAAATATGATTTCTGGTGCAGAAAGACCTTGCTCGAATAATTAGTTTCATCTGTCCTTGATGAACAACTCTAGGTTGTAAGCTTCAACCACAACCTAGAGTTGAATTTTTTTATTTTTTTTTGGGTGGGCCCGCCCAAAAAAAACAAGTGTGTGGGTGGGCCCGCCCATAGGCTACAAGCTACAAGCAGTCAAGAAAATTATTTTAATTTTTTTCTTGAGCTCTGGGATCTTATGGGATATACAGCTGGCAGGAGGACAATATGAAAATAAAAAACTTAGCAGCAACAGTTGACCCCAAAGATTACACAAGACGTAACAGGTTCAACGGTGAGACTGTTGAACTAACAAAAGAAGAGGCAGAAAAACATGATAAGATTTTTTATCATGAAGCAATGGCAACTCTCGAAGATCAGGAGCTCGGGACCGGGGCCAGCAAACACTGGCAGGAGATGCGAAAGCTCCTGGACTGGTTCATGAAAAATAATGCCAAAGCTTATATGGTATTATTGGATTAAAGAATTTCAGGGCGCTATGACCGGACGGCTTCAGCGCCCTGGATACCTCAGAGCTGGGACGGGCCGCGCATTGCGCGTGGACCCTGAAGCTCTGGGGCTCAAGCTCTCAAGCTCACAAGCTTGACAGGCTGCAAGCAATCAGGTATAGGATATTATAGGAGAAAATTATTATGTTAAAAAAAGAAGCAAGAGAAATAACAGGCGGCCTGAGCAAGCCAAGCAAGATGCCTGGACCAGCTCACAACCTGCCGGCCGTGGCGTGCAAGACTGGCGCCAAGCTGGTGAAGGTCCCAGGCTCAGTCTGCGCGGGCTGCTATGCCCTGAAGGGACGTTATAGATTTAAAAATGTTCAACATGCGCTCACCCGGAGGCTGCAAGCATTGGAGGACCCGCGCTGGGTTGATGCGATGGTAACACTGATCCAAGGTGAGGACTGGTTCAGGTGGCACGACTCAGGAGATATCCAAAGTCTCAAGCATCTAGAAAATATATTTTTAGTGTGCAAGCGTACAAGCTCGACCAGGCACTGGATGCCAACGCGTGAAGCTCAATTTTTAAAACAGTTAGATCCGGCCACAATACCGCCAAACTTAATTATTAGAATGAGCTCACACATGATCGACCAGGGACCAGTTAAATTCTGGCCGTGGACATCAACAGTCACCAGCCAGGCTGGCAGGACATGCCCGGCCCCTGAACAGGGTAACAGTTGCGGCAGCTGTCGCGCGTGCTGGGACAGGTCCACACCAAACGTGTGTTACGGTAAACATTAATATGACATGGCATCATCCGAAATACTACGCTGAGCTCAGGAAGCAGGGTCGCAAGCTTACAAGCTCTCAAGCAACAGTTGACAAGCAGACCAGCCACAAGCCAAGGGCTCAAGCTTCAAGCCAAAATTCTCAAGCGCAAGAATCCCAGATCCAGGGTACAAGCGATAACTCCCAAGCTTAGGGTCACAAGCAACAAGCACATAGGTATTCTTTGGGTGTTTCACGTGGAATGAAACTTGGTGCGGGGAGAGCTGGACTTTGCTGGACTTAGTCCGCTTTAATTCCAGTGTAAAAAAGTTCCCCAAATTAGAGTAGCCCAATACATCAGGAGTGCCAAGTAAGACCCTGTTTTCAAGTCTAATCCACGATATACTCTTAATTTCTCTCTTAAGTTTTTTATATAAATCACGTTCTAATCCTATAGTTTTTTTAGGCATAATTCAGTCCAGCCTACTTACAAAATTTTTATAGGATTACCCATACTTTCTGTAGGTTTTTGGCAAGATAAAACCAGTCTATGAGTGTCTTTACTACCAATTATTTTATTTTCAAGAAGTTTTATTCCAACGATGTCATAAAATTCTCCGTTAGGTAATTGCACTTGCATCCTAGCGTTCTTGGTAACTTCAGCTTTCATAAACTTGTCGAAACCTTGTCTGAATGTCTTTCCGTCTATCATATTTCTATATTGATATATACAAATTATGGGATATATTACAAGTATTATGTCTGTACCAAAAAGATTGACAGCTCAACAAGAGAAGTTTGTAATGTTCCTAGTATATGGCCATGACGGCTATCCATGCAGTCAAACAGAAGCAGCTAAGCTAGCAGGATATGCTGATCCAAAAGACTATGGAAGCAGACTCATGAACATAGACAGATACCCGCTGGTAGTAGCTTATCATGATGAGCTAAAGAATGAATTACACTCAAAGTATGAACAGGACCTACCTGGGCAGAAAGCTACACTAGGACAAATAAGAGATGATGCAAGGAAGAAAGGTAAGTATTCAGATGCAATCAGAGCTCATGAATTGATTATGAAAGCTGATGGTAGGTTTATAGAGCGAAGACTAAATATGAATGCCAAGGTATCTCCAGAAGAAGCTAAGAGCAAGAACGATAGACTAATGAACATAGTCAAGAACAGATTAATAATTAAAAAAATTAAATCTTAATCTTCTCCATCTTCAATATACATCCTCTTGGAAATATATTACGATCTGAAAATAATTCGTCACCTTCTTCGTATGATGCAAACGTTCTAATATATTTTTTATCTTTGCTAAACAGGTAGGCTTGTGTCACCATAATACTAGGTTTAAATTTCATGAAGTCTTCGGCTGTGCTGTGCCCGGAATCTCCCGTGATGTCGACCCACGTAATAGAATAGAAATAATATTTCTTTTTCTTAATTATTACATGACGATATTTGGATTTCTTCAGTCTTCTCATAGGTTCTGTATACTCCAGGATTTATAATTTATAAAATAAAAATA